AGGCGTCGAGGATCTTCTCTTGATTGTCCAAAACCTTGTTTAACTGGTCCAGTTTTGCCCGTATTCCGTCCGCGCTGTCCGCCACAAAGTCCATAGAACTCGCAACCGCTTTAAACTCCGCGTTTGCAAGCTTTATCTGTCTGTTTGCTTCTGATATGCCGCTTTTTAAGTCCGAAATATCGACTTTAAAGCTGGTCGTAATGTTGTTTTTGGTGTCCGCCATATTAGCCGCCCTCTCTTACGCTCCCGCCAGGTTAGAACCAATTATCGCCCGCAGGCTTGCGTATAACGTTCTTTTTCTTTTTGCTATGTCGCCGCGCGTGTGCATTGAACCGAACCAAAAGCGCGAAAACGTCCCGCGCCTTTTGCTCCCGCCAGAATATCGGCGTTGTCCCATGAAAGCGGTCCGACAAATTCATTTCAAGGTCAAATAAAACAACGTCCAGCGGGGTATTATCTTCAAATACCCCGGTCGTCAGTTTTTTTGTTTTTTCAGTATGTCAAGGCTTGCAACGGACGCCCGGCAAATGTCGATAATGCAAGGAATAAGCTCCGAGACTTTTGTGCGGTTCAGCTCTTCTTCCGTCGCGCCGAAAACGTCATGCAAAAGGGGCTTTATCTGCTTGTAACCCTTGATTATCATTCCCGCCACGGCTTTGTCGTTGTCGATCTTGTCAAGGTCGATGATCGCCACAAGGTCGTCAATCGTTCCCAACATAAGGTCGTAGCCCTCGGCTTTGTAAGTCTTTTCGATTTTGTTCTTGTCGTCCTTGCTGTAAATGTTTAATTTAAGCTCCATTGTTTTTTAATCTCCTTTTCGTGTGGTCTTATGGAAAAGGCAGCGGCAATTTGCCGCCGCCCTATCCGTAAGAAGGTATATATGGGGTGTGTTGTCAGCTAACAGTAACCGCACAAATGTCGGTAAAGCTGCCGTCGGTCGTGGTAACGGTGATAATTGCGGAACCTGCCGCAATGCCCTTTACCTTGCCGCCTGCCGTAACGGTTGCCACGCCGGTGTCGTCCGAAACGTAGGAAACGGTCTTGTCTGTTGCGCTTGCGGGTGCAACTACTGCGGTAAGCTGCAGCTCTTCCGCAACTTCAAGCGCTGCGGTGCTGGGTGTAAGGGTTACGCCCGTAACATTAACCGTTCCGCTTGCGCTTACGGTGTCGGGTGTCTGTACCGCTCCGAAAAAGCTCGAAACGTCAGCAAGTCCGTAACGGGTGTCAACAACTACGCCCTTTGCGGATCCCTTTTCCCAGGTCGATGTCTGGGTGTTGTAGCGTCCTTTTGTGAACTCATACTCGGTATAAATACCGGTGAATGTGAGCTGGATGTTGTTGGTGTCGGTTCCGTCGTTCTCGGTCGCGCTGGTTTCGTCCGGAATGCCGAACTGTCCCTTTAACCTCGAAACGTAGCGGTACTTGCCGTCGGTTCCCTTTGTGCGGTACATGATCGCAAAATACTTATTCTCGCGCACGTTGTCGACAAGCATTCCCGTTACGGGGTCGAATGTGCGCCCGGTAAGCTTTGCCATGATCGAAAGCTCGGGCGGCGCTACTGTAATTGTGATAGTGTCAGCGCCCTCGCTGTTTATAACGATCATAGCCTTGTTATCGTAGTAGTGTGCTTCGCTGCTGCTGTCTGTTGTCTTGCCAACTTCTGCAACAGGCGCAAGCTTCACGGGGGTTTCGCAAACAAATCCGTTTTCGTCGTCCTGCAGGACCTCTGCGAAAAACAGATTATCTACGCCTCTAAACTCGAATACGTCCATGATTAAGGCTCCTTTACTTGTTATTTTTTACGGTGTCGGGTCGGGATCCGGCGTTGGTGTCGGGTCGGGGTCTGGTGTAGGCTCCGGCTCTTCTTCCGTCAATGTCTCGATAAAAGTACACGTTAAGCCGCGCCCGGTGTGCGTGATCTCGTCGCTTGCTATGTCGTGTCCTCTGTCGGGCGTTTGCCAGCCCGCCGCCTTTAGCGCTGTCCGCGCCTGTTTCAAAAGGCTATAGACGGTCGAGGGGTCCGTAGAATATACATTTACGTCAAATTCATGCACAACAAGCGCCGTTTCGTTGTCGTAGGCGCTCTGCTCTTCTTCCGATCTATTCCAGAACGTGAAAAACGTTTCGGGATAAGCGGCGTCCGGCGCAAGGCTCCCTTGCCTTATAACGGGCTTTTTGAATGCTTCTAAAATTTCAAGTAAATTATCTTCCATCGTGTCCCCTTTAGGCGTCAAATCTCAACGCCTTGTCTATTGCCGTCTTGTAAATCTTCTCTTGCTCGGCTGCTATTTCTTTTTGCGTTGTGTTGCCGTATATCGCGTTGTAAAGCTTTTTATCCTGCTTTATTCCGGGATTTTCTTTCGCTCCCGGCTTTCTCGGCGTTCCGTACTGGTTTACGGGCGTGTGCCTTGCGGTTCCGTACATAAGAAAAATCGACGGCAAGCCCCCGTCCGAGATTTTAAAACCGACCTTTATTGTGGCGATATCTCCCGCCCAGGTAGGTGTCTGTCCCTCGACAAGGCTTCGCGCGGTTTTTCCCGTGCGCTGGTGCTTGCGGATAGCTTTTGACAAATCGGGGTTCACTTTCTCCGGGATAAACGCCAGACAATCGCCCGCGACGTCCTTTAAGTCGCCGCCGAGCTTCATGTAGCGCTCCGAAAGCTCCGAAAATCCTTTGAAATTTACGCCCCATTTCTTCGCCATATCAAGCGCCCCCTTTTACCGCCTGCAGCCGTGCTTTCAAATACTGGTGCCGTTTCTGTATATCTTCGGGCGTTCCCACGACTTCGTAAAGCTCGTCGCTTTCCAGTAAATGGACGCGGCTGTTTGCCTGTAAATCGGGCGTGAACCACGTTTCAAGGGTTGCCGTGTCAATTACACTATAAAGCCCGTCTTTAACGCTTTCCGTGCCGCCAAACGTGCGGAAAGTGCCAAAATAAACGGTTTGGCTTTCTGTGTATGTTTTCACGGGTACGCCCTTTACTGTCGTAACCGTCGGCGTCCCGATCTTGAACGGGACCGAAAAAGGCGATTGCGGTTTATAGTCAGCCATAATTTACGCCCCCTTGTAACTCATCTGCGTTGCTTTCTGCATGAAATACTCCGAAAGCTTTCCGCCGCCTGCGCCATAATTCCACAAATCGGACACGCCACGCGCCACAAGTCCCGGCTTTACGCTTTTGGTATCTACTCCGGCGCCCTTTAAAAAGTCCATAACTTCGTCAATGTACGTCGAAATAGTGTTATCCTGGTACGTTCCGCCAATGCCTAACGCGTTTTTTACGCCCTCTAACATTTCTGCCTGTGTCATAGTGTCGCCCCCGATTGTGTGGAATAATGGAAAAGGAGATACAAGTAACAAAAAGGCTTTTCAGCTCTCGCCACTTGTCAAAGTGTCATTAATAGCAAGCCGCGATTGTAACAGCGCCGGTTGCAAGTGTTGCCTTGTAAAGTGTTGCGCTGTTGGGATCCACGGTTGCGCTGCCCTCGGTGGGGTCTACGGCTGTTCCTGCAACCTTAAAACCCTTATACTCATAGTCCGCAATGAAATAAACCGTTGCGGCGCTCGAACCGCTTGCGAAGTCGAAAGACTTAACAGGCTCGTTGCAAATCGCAACGTCGGTCGAGGGGTTTGAACTGATAGCGAAAACGCCGGGTGCGCTCGCGGTGAGCGCGGTTACTGTCTTGCCGCAAAGCAGGCAAGCGTTTGCCAGGATTGAAAGCAAATCGCTCTTTGTTACGGGTACGATCTTATTTGCATTAATCATTTGAAAAAATCCTCCTGTTTAGTTTTTAGGGTGCGGGTGTGTAAGCTACCCACTTGCCGCCGCTTACTTTCAGCATATCGCCGTCGGTAAGGTCGGACGGGTCGGGCAGAATGCCCGTGCCGCTTTCGGGCAGAACGCCCGCAAGCGCTGCAATCAGCTCTGCGTTGGTGTTAGCGTTCGCAACGTCGTCCGCGTCGCCGCCTAACGCCACGTAAAGGGCTTTTAATGCTTCAACGTTTGTCATGTCGTGTTCCCCCTTTCATCAAGTGGAACTCTTCTTGATAAGCCAGATACCGGCGGGATTTACAAGCTTGCCGTCGATGATAACCAGCGCCTTGTTTACCCACTCGTTTGTCTCTTCGTCGAAATAGCGCTTCATTCCGAACTCCATGTTCGAATTGATCGCGTATGCTTCGGGCTGCCAGAAGATACCCACTACGTCGCCGTTGCTCGCGTCGTCGAAGTCGGTGATCACGTCGGGCTCAACTACGTCGATAGTACGACCGAAAAATCTGCCGTAAGGTGCTGCGGCGTCGCCGTCGCCCATCTCAAGCCCTGTCGCCTGGCGGAAAACAGGATTGTTGTTGCTGTCCGCCATTGTCTCGAGGTAGCTCTCAACGGTCGAAAGCGGGAAAATGAAATTGCCGGAACGATATCCGAGAGGCAGCTTCGCAAAGAACTTCTTGCGCCACTTTGTCCAGTCGTTGATCTCGGCAGCGGTAAAGCTTACCGCGTTGGTAACGGGTACGCGGGCGTCGTTCAGAATGCCGAGAAGCTGTCCGTCGCCGGTTCCCTTAACGATTCCGATGTCCATTGCCTGCAGGAACGCTTCAAGCATGATCTTGACAACCTCGCGCTCGAAGAGGTCAAGCGAAACGATCGACGAAAGCAAGGTCTGTGCTACGCGGATTTCTCCGATGTTGTAAGAGAACTCAACGGTCTCGGTTGTGCCGCCGTTCTGTCTGGGTGAAGCGGTCTTTTCGGATATCCACTTAAAGGTAGCCTGCAGCTTACCAACGGGGATCTTCACGCCGCCGCGAACGTTAAGCTTGCGGACCTTGCTGTAAAGATTGCCGTAAACCTTGCGAATTTCGTTTGTCAGCTCGTTAAGAACTGTGGTGGGGATGATCGCGCCGAGGCTCTCTGCGTTGGCTGCGCTCTGTCTCTGCTCATACTGTGCGGGGATCGCGGTTCCGCGCTGCACGTATTCCTTGAACGCCTTGCGGTACTCAAGGCTTGCGTACTTATCCTCGTCGTCGCGCTTTCCCATGTTGTAGCTTGCGCCCTGTAAAGGATTTACAAGGGTAGCTCCGGCGGGAACGCTGCCGCGCTGCTCGTTCTGCTGTGCTGCGGCTCTCTGCTCTTCGTCCTCGATAGCGGCAAGCTCTGCCGTGATATCGTCGATATCGTCTGTGATCTCTTCTGCCTGCGCGGTTAAGGCTCTAACCTCTGCGGCGTCTGTGCTGTTCTGCACTTTGGTTCTGATGTCCGCAAGCTTCGCATTGAGCTTTGCGAGTCTCTTTTCAAGAACTTTTTTTCTCATTTTTTCATACTCCTTCACGTTTGAATTTTGTTAAAAAATCAAATCTAGCTTTTTCAAGCTCCAACGGGTTACACTTCGCGCTGTCCAGCGTGTTTTTGCGGGCTTCTCTTGCGCTCTCCAACGCAAGGCGGGCGCTCTCCAACGCTTCGCCGTTCCTCGCATTTATCGAAGTGGCTTCGTAAGCGGGGAACGTTACCGCGCTTACTTCCACAACGGTGGCAATACTTAAAATTTTTCTGGTGGGGTAGTCGGTGTCGATGTCGTCCCACTCTTCGTCCGCAATCGCGAACATAAAGCTCATTTTGTCCATATCTCCGCGATTAACGGCGCTATAATAGTCCTTTGCTTTCGGGCTTTCCCCGATTGCCAGGCTTGCGCGGATATTTAAGCCGCGCTCGTCTGTCCAGAGCTGCATTGTGCTGTTGGCGTTGTTGTTGCGGCTCCGTGCGTAAACGTAGCCCGTGTCGTGGTTTAAGCACAAGCGGACGTCCGTAAGGTCGCAACCGTCAAGCGCTCCGGGCATGATCGTTTCCCGAAACATTCCGCCGATATCGGCGTATTCTCCGAATACAATCGGGCGTCCCTCGATTATCCCCGCTTCGCCCTCTTCGCGGGTTTCAAGCGTGGTCTTATAATCACGGGTTACAAGTCCCTTTTTCTTTTCCATATCCTCGCCCCCTTTTTATGTCGTGCTCTCCCAGCTATATGTAGCCGCGCCCTTGTTGTCAATGGTACACGTTAAAACGTAAGCTCCCTCGCTTTCGGGTGCTTCGGGCAGCTTGCCGGATAAAAGTCCGTTAAGCTCTACCAAAAGCGCTTCTATACGGCTCTGCGGCGGGTCGGTATATTCCACGCCCGCGATTGTATCTTCCAAAATTGCCTCGTTTCTGCTTCTTGCCGTGTCGCTCATGTGTTAAACCTCGCTTTCTGTTTTTTCTTCGTCCACAACGTCAATATTTATGTTTGCGCCCGTCTGGTACTGCGCGGCGTTGTTGGCGTCTATCCAGTTTAGGCTCATGTAGCGCTTGCCCTCTAACTCCGGCAAGGGCTTCAAGCCGAGCGCCGTTCTCTTTTCGTTCTCGAAAAGCGCCCCGGTCGGTGAAAGTATGTTTATCATTTCGAGCGTCTGTCCGATCGACATAAAAATTAAGTCTTTCGGATAAAGCTTTATCATGTTGCCGAACGCCTTTTCGCGCTTGCTGAAAAGCTTTTTTGTGAACGCCTGCGAAAACTCAACCGCCAGC